CACTACCAAACCCAAAACCAGGAGCAAAACCAGGAGGCTCAATATCACTGCCAAACCCAAAACCAGGAGCAAAGCCAAAGCCAAAGCCAAAACCTGGAGCAAAGCCAAAGCCGAAGCCAAAACCAGGAGGAGTCTCAAGGCCACTACCAAACCCAAAATCAGGAAAGGGTGGAGGTCGTCGACCGAAACGGCCGAAATCTCCAAACTCAGGCGCTGATCCCGGCACGTCGATTACTATGCAAGGGCCTGATATGACACAAAATACCGGCACAACCACTACAATTCAAGCTGATCAACAATCTCAAAAAGATATAATTAAAAACTCACGTGCAGAAAAATTAAAACCTAAAAAGAAAAAATCATCAGCCGATGATAACTATAGAGATGGTTTCGAAAAGATCGATTTCAGCAAGAAGAGTTAGCAATCTTAACTTCTATTTAATAATTTTTTTATTTCTTTATATATTGATAGTTGCAATTAATTCTATTATTGATAAATGGACTGTAGGGGTGAAAGAAAAGAGGTATAAATTTCACTAAAAGTTAGTTGATTATAATATTAACTCTATTATAATATATATATGGAAAATTTTACTAGTAAGTGGCAGAGTACAAAAATGCTAGAATTAGGTAGTACGGCTTTTAGACAATGGAAAGCTGATCATTCGCATTGTAAATATTTACATGGTTATCAACTTAAAGCTAAACTATGGTTCAGTAGTAATAGTCTAGATGATAAAAACTGGGTAGTAGATTTTGGTGCACTTAAAGATCTTAAGAAACATCTCAACGATAAGTTTGATCATACAACTACTGTAGCTGCAGATGATCCGGAGCTAGAAACGTTTAAAAACTTAGATAAATTAGGCCTAATTCAATTAAGGATATTTGAAGATGGTGTTGGTATTGAAAAAGTAGCAGAGGTTGTTTATAATGACGCAAATGATTTTGTTAATAGTAGAAGTGAAGGAAGATGTTGGGTAGATAAAGTTGAAGTATATGAGCATGAAGATAATTCAGCTACATATGCTCGAGTTGTTACTGAAAATACCTTAGATAATTTAAAAGAAAAAACACCTGCACCTATTAAAGCTAAGGTAGATGCAGATACTACTACTCCTACTAGTAATAAAACCCCAGCTCAAGTAGGTAGTAAGGTTACACAAGGTAAATCTAACTGGTTTGCTGGTACGTCATGGGCTAATAATTAATTATACAGTGGAGGGCGATAGTAAAAAGTCTAACTACTTACCCTATCCAAGATCAACACTTAGTCCATGTATTGTACCTAACGATCTCACATCATTTAAGTCTAGAGGTGCTTCGAAGGTACAAAAAGCTTTAAAGCAACAGCTTAAAGAATTACGTGAGCAGTATGAGCGTATTGTTAATGAATTTAATTGGAATAAGTTAGTTTACGAAGCACACTATAATTTTGAACCTATCTTAGGTGAAACTTACTATCTATATGAAATATCTGATAGTATGAGATTATCATTAATCTCACCGGCGGAATGGAGCCATAAATATATAGGTTCATTCCGACTAGATTCTGACGGTAGATGGAATGTAATTGAAGTTGCTGAGGGATTTGATCTAGAGCAGTTTATTGAAATAGGTTAAGTACCTAATGTAGAACATATAAATTTAAGAATTTTACTTCTCATAATTTCAGAATTATGAAACTTAAATGAATATATACCTTTTTCTACACTCTCCTCTTTATTAAATTTATCAAAGATAGTTTTAAATCCAGATTTATTACCGATATCAGCTTGTTGGCAGTCACCAGCTATAATGTATTTACTATGTCTTCCAAATCTGGTAAGAATAGTCGTAAGCTCGCTTTTTGTAAGATTTTGAGCTTCATCTACAATAACAACTGATTTATTAAACGTTAAACCTCTTACAAAATTTACCGGTATTGCTTCAATAATACCACGTTGTCTGAGCATATTACTAGTGCTATTGTTAGTTATTTCTTGAACTTTTTCTAGTAATGGCATAGCATATGGTAAAAATTTATCATCGACTTCACCAGGTAAAGATCCTAAGCTTTTTTGAGCTGACTCTGCAACTGATCTAATATATATGAGCTTATCAAAAGAACCATCATATATCATTTCTAACGCTGCATAGACAGCTATATATGTTTTCATGGTACCTGCTCTACCATCAACAAATGCCATCTTTGTAGTTGCTTCTTTTAAGCAATCGTAAAACAACTGATGTTTAGCATTAAAATAGAATGGATTTTTAAGCTTAGTTTCTGCTCCATAAAGCCAATGGTTATTATCAAAGTCATTATCTTCGTTTGCAAAAATAATTTCTTCCCGACGCGTTGAAACTGTTTTTTTACTCAATATAATAATATTTATACTTGAATATTGAGATGTGTACGTTATATTATAATATATATGATAGATTGTGATAAAGAATATTTGTTACTAGCTGGTGAGAATCAAGAACCGGAGGTATTCTATACTGTCGAAGGTGAGGGTGAGTATGTAGGTTACCCTTCTGTCTTTCTTAGGTTATTCGGCTGCAATCTAACATGTAAAGGTTTTATATCAGAAGATGCTCCATATGGATGTGATTCGTTTATCTCTTGGTCTCAAAAGAATAAACTTACATTTAATGAGTTATTTGAGTTATTAGAACGTAATAAATTTGTTGATCATTTAAAAGCTGGTGCAATCTTTAAATATACTGGTGGTGAACCTATGGTGCGGCAAAAACAATTACTTAAATTTACTGAAGCGTTTATCGATAAGTATAAATTTACTCCGCGTATTGATTTTGAGACTAATGCTACAATGACTCCTAAACAGGAGTGGGTAGATAAATACAATGCAACTTTTACTACATCACCTAAACTCACTACCAATGGTGATCCAGAGAGTAGAACATATAAGCCGGAAACACTTAGATGGCATAAAGAGAACGGGTCAGGTTTTAAGTTTGTTATTCAAACATCAGAAGATATTGAAGAGGTATGGCGAAAATATGTAGACGATAGTGAAGGAGTTAATATACCTCTTAATAGAATTTGGTTGATGCCGTGTTGTGGATCACGTGAAGAGCATATTGAGAAGGCAGAAGTTGTAGCTGAATATGCTAAGCAACTACATGTTAATTTTTCGTCACGACTACACTTACTACTCTGGGATAAAGCCTTGAGAGTTTAAACAATTTACTAAAATATATTATGAGAATATCAATCTCCGGAGCACAAAATACAGGAAAATCTACATTAGTTCGTAGTTTTCTACATACATGGACAAACTATAATACACCTAAAGAAACATATAGGAAAAAGTTAAAAGAGTCTAATCTAGATCATTCATCAAACACAACACCAGAAACTCAAAAAGTAATTCTGGATAGTATGATCGATCATATGATGAATAGTACAGTAGATGATAATGTTATTTACGATAGATGTCCGTTAGATGTTTTATGTTATACAATGTGGGCTGGTGAAAAGGGTATAACTGGTTTTAATGATGAATTTCTCACAGAACAAATTAATATTGTTAAAGAGTCTATGAGATTTTTAGATATTATATTTTTATGTAAATATAATAATAATTTAGATCCTGTTGCAGATGATCAAAGAGATATAGATAGGGGTTATATTACAGAGATGAATAATATATTTGAATCTCTTTATCAGCAATATAAACAAAATTTAGAAGCAGATATATTCTTTCCAAAGGATGATTCACCATGTGTTATAAAGCTACCTAATAAGCAGCAACAAAGAATAGATATGATATCTGAATATGTAACACCTGAAGGTTCTATGTATGGTGACGAAGATTCTATTCTAAATCCTGATAATATTGCAGATCTAGAAAGACTAGTAATGCAGCAAAAAGCAGCTCAAGAGAGTGAAAAGGCTCAAGAGGAATTATTTAACAAGTTCGGTATATCGGATGACAAATAATTATATCTAATATATTAGAAAATATATTTATACTGCTGCTACAATTGTAACTCCAATTCGACTGCGCTGATACTCAAAAGATCCTTTTGTACCACCTGCTAAATTATTTCCAGGAACGCGTCGATCTCGAACCCTGAATCCTAGCAAGGAGCTATTGTTAGTTAAGAGTGAAGGTTTCAAAGTAACTCCAGTGTCTGTTCCGGTCCTATTAATATCCA